AATCTGTGTCCTCGGTCATAACTGGTGGGGTGACCCAACACCGCTACAAGACCGATACAAAATGTTCCCGTCGTCCAACCGATACCAGACGGAACCCTTTGGTGTGCAACGGATTCGAGAAGTCGTAGAGCGAGAGAAGCCCGACATCGTCTTCACCATCAACGATATCTGGATCATCAACCAGCAATACCAACAGATTGCTGACCTGCACGAGCAGAAGAAGTTTAAGTTTGTGGGCTATGCCCCCATGGACTCCTACAACTGGATCGGTGGACTGTCCGACACAGCCAACAAGTGGGATGCCGTCATTTCCTACACCGAATTCGGCGCACACGAATTTATTGCCGGTGGTATCACCCAGCCTGTTGCAGTGATTCCTCATGGCATGACGCCAGATCAGTTCTATCCGATGGATAAGAAGGAAGCCCGGAAGAGACTGGGTCTAGATCCTGATATTTTCATCGTTTTTAATGGCAACCGGAACCAGTTCCGCAAGCGTATCGACATCACAATCGAAGCTTTTGCCAAGTTTGCCAAGGACAAACCGGACGCTCAGCTGTATTTACACATGGGCGGCAAGGACCAAGGCTGGGACATCATGCCGGTGTTCGCACGGGAAATGAAGAAGCAGGGCCTCGATCCAAATGGCCGAATCATCCGTACATCCCAGGGTGATCACCCGCCCAACGTCGAGGTGGACATGCTGAACTGCATCTATAACGCCTGTGACGTAGGTGTAAATACCTGCAAGGGTGAGGGCTGGGGCCTGGTCAACTTTGAACATGCGGCATGTAAGGTCGCTCAAATCGTCCCGAACCACACATCTTGCAAAGAAATCTTTGAAGGTTATGGCAAGCTGATCCGATGTGACCACATCGATGTAGACACGAACTATGCCCGAGAAATGCCGTGCCCGTCGGGGGACCACCTGGCTGAACTCCTTACGGAACTTTACGAAAGCCCAGGTAAACGTGAGGCGGTTGCGGAACTCTGTTATCAGAGAGCTACGGATACGCAATTTGCGTGGGAGACAGTCGCGTCGCAATTTGGTGGGATTTTTGAGGATGTCCTACAGGAGGTCGATCACGGCGTGGAACTGGAAACGGTATCGAAGAGGAAAAAGAAAAAAACAAAACGCACGAAAAAGAAGCTGGCTGAGGTAAGCTAAGGCCGAGCGCAGTTGAGCTGCCCGAGCCTTCCGTCCCCAGCGGGAGGCTTTTTTATGGTCTATAAGTCTTAGGTTGAGACCAGATCAAGAACTTTGCGGTGCAGAGAAACACACAATGAACGTATTTTCTTTTATAGGTAAAGCAGATGACAATTTGGGCAAGATGTACGTGTTCATTGCGCTTCTCGTGAGACACACAAAAACACACAATGAACCATTACATCTTGCTCAAGATGTCATCTATACTAGATATAGAAAAATTCTCTCTCATTGTGTGTTTCTATGTCGCGGGTCTACAAGGAGCTTCCCTCCATTCGGAGACTGCAGGAGCTTTTGGAACTCACCGACGAACATCCCAGTGGGTTGAAATGGGTTGAAAAAGATAAATTTGTAACAAGACGAGACAAGCCCACTGGGTATTACATGGTCTCAATCGACAATGAAATTTTTCTGGCGCATCGGATTGTCTATTACCTACGCACCAAGGAGTGTCCAGACAATCACGCAGTCGTTCATGACGCACTAAACACCGAAAAAGACAACCGTCTGCGGCTGCTAGTCAGTTACAGAATGAGACCACAACGACACTATCTGGACCCCTGGAGCTGACATGGCAAACAGAACAAACATCCCCGTGTTCCGCTACGTGCGGGACATACATCTTTGCAGTGACCAAGAACTTCGAGAACATGGTTACTACAGAGGATTTGTCTGTCCTCATGGACATACCATTCGAGACAGGGAACATCACTGGTGCTATCACTGCGTTCTTAAGATTCGTTCCAACATTTGCGGGTTCGATATCAATTACATGGATCCTGAATATAAAGTTAAATATGAAAAACTTTGGAAGCGAATTGGGGTATCTGATATAAATGAGTGCTGGGAATTGGATCTACCAGGTACCAAAACTCCTCGCCGCATTTGTTTTCCTTCGTATCGAGCGATTTACAGCAGGCAAAAATCAGAAAATATCACCGTCCACAAAGCAATTTATCAAGCTGCCTGGGGGGATATCGGAAATATGTTGGTTACCAGGGTGTGCGGAAACCCTTGGTGTGGCAACCCACTACATATGGTGTCTACTTGGAACGCCGGTATGCCACCAAAACGTATCCATCCGTTCTGTACAAAATATGAAGCGGAGAAACTAATGCTTATGAGTCGTGCCCGACTCCTCGGCAAGGCACAGGAAGTAGTGCAAAATCAATACAAACCGACTATTGCACATCCTCTTTGTGTTAAAGATGCCCCAGATTATGATGAAGGATAGACAAATAATTATAAATAATGGCCCGTAACCAATTGAGCCAAAGACAGCGGACATCCCGTGATCCGTTTCCAATTGGCTCATTTGCACAGACCTCGGTTCGATATCTCCGTGGAAAGCTTGGGCCAACCAACCAGGTAGTCCAGGGTGGCTATGGCGGCAATACTTATAACCACTGGTTCAAATTTACTTTAAATACACCTGGCTGGATTATTACAGCTAAAGGTGGTGATAGATCGAAACATATAAACCTGTCTGCGTATGATTTAAATCGCAATCCAATACAAGCAAGAAACATATTTCAAGAAGACAGTATTGCTACCAGGGATAGCGACGGTAACGTTGCATACCCTTACGCAGGTTCCTTCATGGGAGCCACTTCAGATTTCTATAACACCTTTAATGCTGCTCGTCTTGACCGTGGAAATGAATTGTATTTCACGTTAAACCCTGGCGACTACATGCTGTGTATTTCAAATACACGTAATGAATTAATTGATTATGCTGTTGGTATAGTTATCGAAATTGCTGATCCGATTCCGTTACTTCTGCTTGAGGATTTTTCTAGAATTCTTTATGAAGATACGGTTGAAGTGAGCGCAATACAATGTGATTTAGGTCCAGAATTTACTGGGGCTACTGAACACGAACACTCTTTGTCGGAATGGCAAACTGCCTGGGATCGTGAACACACGCCCGACAATCCATTCCCTCAAGTTCTTGTACCACTTGCCACAAGACCATGAAAAAAGTCTTTAAAGCCTTTAAGAATCTCTTCGGTAAAAAGTCTCCATGTCCATGCGATAGAGGCGAAGTAACTTGTGTAGAGTGTTACTGCGAGCACAATCCTTCTGCTCCAATGTGTAAAGTTTACGACGTTTGATGGCAAGTGAAGAAGAAACCTGGACGTATACGACGGATCAGGAAGATTTCGACGACTTTTTTAGACCAGAACCAGATCTTGAAGGTGCGCTTGCTCCCGTGGACTTTTATGCGGGGAAGGTGCGTCTGGCTTGCCAGCATGGCAATCGGCAAGTCACATCGGCAGATCAACGATTGGCTAAACAAGAAGAACAGGAGGAGATCCGTATTACGTCTGAATATGAATTTGACAGGTAAGGATGGCAATAAGACACAAGCAATTGCCATCCGCCTGGTTCGTAAATGGATGACTGAGATTCCCCCAGGGGATGCCATTCTTATCCGCTGTGAATCAGTTGCGGCTGATAAACAGTATCGGGTTTGGAAGAAATGGTTTGCTAAACATGAAGATTTGGATGTTAGTGATATTGACTCCTCAAAATCTATTCTTATTTATCGTCCTATGTACGTAGAATAAGTGAGACTATACCGTTAACAAAATGATTGCTTTAATTCGTCCCGTTCTGTTCACCTTTTTAAACTCTCCACAAGTCAAGAAGTTGATCGTAGATCTTCTTACCAAACTGGCGGAAAGTACCGACAATACTATCGATGACCAAGCCGTGTTATTTATCAAGAACGGCTTGTTCCCTAAAGAGTGATCACTCGACAGGGCTAAACCACCACACTGTACCGCCGTCATTCTCGATGGCGGTTTTTAATGCGTAGGCTTCATCCTTATTAAACGTATGGCACTTGCGTTCGTCTGCTGTTTCCCAACAAACGTTCACTTTGATTTGTTTGTCTCTAGCTTTGTTTTTCATTTCCGGTATCCGGTGATGGGATCTTTGGAGCAGTGAATTTTTGGTCTGGAGACGTTTCTTTACCCTTACCTTCGGTTGGGGTAACTTTCTTCATTGTAGTGCTTTTTTTACCGTCATCTTTTTTAGAGATGCCGTATACAGCAAGCACACTTGTTACCAAGGATGAAATAAAAGCTGCGTCAATCTTGGTTGCAATACCAAGGTAGCTTGCAGTTAAAACTGCCAAGGCCCAAGTGAGGACACCTACTGGAACTAAACTACCTAAGTATTCAGTTAATTCTTTTG